AGGAAATTTTTTCAGGCGAACAGCCAAGATCACCCGCCCGAAGGGTCGGCGTGATTGACCTGTTCAGAAACCAATGACACCCTGCCAGACATGCCGCACCCGCCAGGATTGCGCGACGTTCGACCGATGCCCGAAAGCCACGGTCAACGAGAAGCACCCTGCGCTCGCTCAGGCCCAGCGTGAGAAGCTTGAGGCCGAGAAGGGACTGAAGCCCTGCCCGACCTGCAAAGGACTCCCTGCGCTCCACTACGAGCCGGGATCGACCTTTTCCAGCTGCCTTTACTCCCGGCCCGATTGCCCGTGCCTTGAGCGTGTGCCGGATGAGGACTACAGGGGACTAGTCGCCATCCTCAACCGCCGGAACCGCTGACCGGGGGACCACGCCGGAGAATTGCGAGAAAACCACCGCAAACTAAGATCAAGCCATGAGCAAAAAAGCCCGCCCACCCATCAAGATCGAGAATGCCAAGACCGCTGACCTCATCCCGTACGCACGGAACTCACGGACGCACAGCGACGAGCAGGTGGCTCAAATTGCCGCCAGCATCAAAGAATTTGGCTTCACCAACCCGGTCCTGACCGACGGCGAGGGCGGAATCATCGCAGGTCATGGCCGGGTGATGGCAGCCCGGAAACTCGGGCTTGAGGAAGTGCCGACAATCTCGCTTGGCCATCTCACGGAGACCCAGCGCAAGGCCTACGTCATTGCGGACAACAAGCTTGCCCTCAACGCCGCATGGGACGAGGAAATGCTTGCGTTCGAATTGTCAGACCTGCGGGAATTCGACTTCGACCTGAGCCTGACCGGGTTTGACGGGGAGGAGATCGAGCGGGCACTTAACCCGCCGGAACCGGAATACGAAATGCCGCCGGATGACTTCGCCGAGGTCGACGAAGATATTTCCACAGATCACGAGTGCCCGAAGTGCGGCTATCGCTGGAGCGGAAAGACGGGAGGAGGAGAATAATGGAAAAGCCGGAATACCGAGTCCCCAGCATGGAAGAAATCCGCTCTTTGCCGTGGAACGGATTCAACGCGATAAGCACCTTTTCGGGCGGGGGAGGATCATCGACAGGATACCGCATGGCGGGCTTCAAGGTTCTTTGGGCAAACGAGTTCATCGACGCAGCGCGGGAGACATACCGGGCAAACATGGCACCCCATACCATCCTCGACGGTCGAGACATCCGACAAGTCAAAGGCGAGGAGATCCTTGAGGCAATCAAGATGGAACCAGGGGAGCTTGACCTTTTCGACGGCTCGCCGCCTTGCGCTTCATTCTCGACGGCTGGAAAAAGGCAAGCCGGATGGGGAAAGGTGAAGAAATACAGCGACAAAGCGCAGCGGACCGACGACCTCTTTTTCGAGTATGTCCGACTTCTCCGAGAATTGAAGCCCAAGACCTTTGTTGCCGAGAACGTCTCCGGCTTGGTCAAGGGAGCGGCAAAAGGTTATTTTATCGAGATCATGCGCGAGCTGAAAGCAAGCGGCTACCGCGTTTCCTGCAAGGTGCTGGACGCGCAATGGCTGGGAGTCCCGCAAGCTCGACAAAGAACAATCTTCGTCGGGGTGAGGGACGACCTCGGGCTTAACCCAGCGCACCCGAAGCCGCTGCCGTATCGTTACAGCGTGGCGGACATCCTGCGAGAAAACGAGCCAAGCGAAAAAGAGGCCGACATCTCCCGTTTTGCTATTGGTAAAGAGTGGGGAAAGTTGAAGCCCGGCGAAGGGTCGAACAAATACCTCAACTTGAAACGAACACGGATTGAAGGACCATCTCATTGCATTTCTGCGGATGGCGGCAACTCATCAACGGCAGGAGTTTGCCACCCAACAGAAAAGCGGAAATTCAGCATCGCAGAGCTTCGCCGCATTTGCGGCTTTCCGGACGACTTCATTCTCACGGGCACTTACGCCCAGCAGTGGGAACGGTGCGGTCGCTCAGTCCCTCCCGTGATGATGAGCCACATTGCCGGGGCAATCAGAGACGAAATCCTTTCCAAGTTATGAAAATCCCCGAACAATGGACCTTTAAAACGGAAGAGGTCGCCAAGGGCTTTGACGATCATGTCAGGGAACAGCTTCCTTGGTATGACCTCGCAACCGGGATCATCGCGCACGCCGCAAAGCATTACATCCCCGAAGGTGGCCGGGTTTACGACATCGGAGCAAGCACAGGCAATGTCGGGAACGCCATGAGGGAAACGCTTGAGAGCCGAAATGCCGAACTGGTCGCCATCGACAACGCCGAAAGCATGGTCGAAATCTACCAAGGACCGGGCAAGGCGATTGTTGCGGACGCGATGGAATACGAGTTCGAGGAGTTCGACTTCGCTGTCGCTTTCCTCGTCGTCATGTTTCTTCCCGTCGCTCGCCGGAAAGAGTGGATCCACAAAATGGCCGGGAGAATCAAGCCCGGCGGGGCAATGCTTATTTTCGACAAATGCCAGCAGGCGAAAGGTTACGCAGGGACCGTCCTTTCTCGTCTTGCGATGGCCGAAAAGCTCAGGAACGGAATCCCCGCCGACGAAATCATTCAGAAGGAACTTTCCTTGGCTGGCGTTCAAAGACCGATTGACGAACTGCAAACCATCCCACCCAGCGCGACCGAGCTTTTCCGCTTTGGTGACTTCGCCGGGTGGCTTATCGAAAGCAATAGACCATGAGCACCCCGAAGAAGAAAGCCGCGAAGAAAGCCCCGGCGAAGAAGGCAGCCCGGAAGGTCGCCAAGAAGACCGTCAACAAGGGAGGACGCCCCAAGAAGGAGGTCGACGCCCGGCTGGTCGAGCAACTGGCTTCAATCGGCTGCACGATGGGAGAAATCGCAGCCGCTGCCGATTGCTCAGTCGACACCCTCGAACGCCGTTTTGCGGACGTCATCGCAAAAGGACGGGAGAACGGGAAAACACGCCTGCGCAAAAAGCAGATCGAGGTCGCCTTGCAAGGCAACGTTTCAATGCTCATCTGGCTCGGGAAACAGATTCTCGGGCAGGCTGAAAAGGTCGAGGCCAAGACAGAGCACAGCGGGCAAATCAACGGCACGCTTGACCCCGACGCCAAGAAGGCCGTCGAGGACTGGGCAAAGAACATCCAACGCAACATCAAGAAGCAGCGCCGGGGAGGAAAATGAGCCCTCTCGTCTTCGCTGCCGAACGACTCGGGAAGATGCCCTACCAATGGCAAGCCGAGGCGATGGAAGCCGTCGGCATGCAGGAGGACGGAGGCCCGCCCGTCTCAGTGGTGGCCGCCAACGGCTCAGGGAAGACCGCCGACCTCGTGGCGCCGCTCGTGCTTTGGTTTCTCGACCGCTACCCAAAAGGCCAGGCCGTCATCACCTCGGGGTCATTCCGGCAGATCGAGAAACAGCTCTGGCCTGCGATGAGGAAGCATGCCGCCGCTTTCCCACGGTGGGACTTCCTGCAGACCGAGATCAAGACACCCGAGGGAGGCTTTGCGCTGGGATTCTCGACTGACCACCCCGGCCGGGCGGAAGGATGGCACCCGAAGATCGGCAAACAGACCGACCCGGTTTTTATCATCGTGGACGAAGCCAAAACCGTGCCGAACCGGATCTTCGAGGCCTTCGACCGATGCACGAGGGTGTTTCAACTTTGGGTTTCCTCCCCAGGTGCTGCGGCAGGCGAGTTCTACGAGAGCTTTCATGCGAACCGAAAATTCTATTGGACCCGGCAAGTCCCGTCGACCGAGTGCCCGCACATCGACCCGGCCAAGCGACAGCGTGACCTTGAAAAGCACGGGCCGAACTCCGCCTTGTTTCGCTCCATGCACCTTGCCGAGTTCACCGAGGACGAAGAGCGCCTCGTGTTGACCTCTGCCAACCTCCGGGCCGCCATCGAGGCGCAACCAGCACCGGACCGGACCGGGGAACGGGTGGCCTTCTTCGACTTCGCCGCCGGGAGGGACGAGAACGTATTCTACGCCCGAACTGGCAACGTGGTCGAGCTTGTGGACGCATGGACGGAGACTGACACCGTGCAGGCCGTGCGGAAATTCATCCGCCTTGCCAACGAGCAGGGACTCTCACCGGGGCAGTGCTGGGGGGACGCTGACGGGCTCGGAAAGCCGATGGTCGACCAGTTCTCCGACGCTGGCTTCCGGATCAACGCCTTCCGGGGAGGGCTCGCCCCGCAGGACTCGGAGAATTTCTCGAATCTCATCTCGGAAGTGTGGATCCAAGGCGCGCGGAAAATCGAGCGGGGCAAGGTTCACTTCGCCACCGATGGTGCCGGCGGGATTGACCCGGTGACGTTCAAGCAGATCACGACTCGCTTCGTCGAGTGGGACACAAGGGGCAAGCTCAGGATCGAGCCCAAGGAGAAGATGGCGCAAAGGGGGTTGAAATCCCCTGACAGGGCAGACGCCGCCCTCGGGGCCATCATGTGCGGGGCTCACCTATCGGGAGCAGTGACAGCCGAGACGGTCGACAGCGCAGCCTCTGGAGCGTCCGCCTTCGCAACCCAGCATGTCACAGGATTCTAGCGGGGACCACTCCCGAAGGTTGGAATTGCCGCCCGCAGCCGCTTGATTCGCCCCAATGGCAGCGGCGCAGCACAGCATCATCTTCGTTCCCGGCGAGGACTTTGGTTTCACCCTGACCATCAAGGACGCCGGGGGAACCATCGAAGACCTGGCCGGAAACACTTTCGCTGCCGAGATCCGCCGGGCTTCGGGTGACGAGCTTATGGCGAGCTTCACTTGTGCCGTTGTCGGGGACGGCTCGACCGGGCAAGTGTCCTGCACGCTGCCCGACACCGAGACAATCAAGCTGAACCCCGGCACGACATACAAGTGGGATCTTTTCCGCATCGAAGCCGGAATCAAGACCCTGCTCATCTACGGCAACGTCATCACTTCCGGACGCATTACCGAAATTTGACCATGGCAACCAACACGCAAACACCCCGGCACAAGCTCACGATCATCGAAGGTGACCTCATCCTTGAGCTGGCTTCCGTCATCACGCAGACAGGGGGAGGGGGAGACATGGAATCGGCCACCTACGACCCGCAGGGGATCGAGGGCGATGCCTTTGACATGGCGAACATGACCGAGGCCGCCGACGCCAAGGTGATGACCGCTGCCGAGAGGTCTGCTATCACCGCTCTCGGGACCGCCTCGACGAGGGAGGCTGACCAAGACCTGCGGACGACCGACAACGTGGAATTTGCGGAGGTGACCGCCGATACCGTCAATCTCCACACTGCCGCCTTCGACACCGCCAACGGAGGCCCGACCGCTCTCGGGGAGGTGGCATGGGATAGCACGGACGGGACGCTTGATCTCATGGCAGAAGGCGGTGTGAAAGTCGCTTTGGGTGAGGATGGATTGATCCGGGTTCGGAACACAAGTGGCTCGACCATCCCGAAAGGTGCGCCGCTGGTCTATCTCGGGACGAACGGAGCTTCTACCCGGCTCAATGTCGGACCGTGGATTGGATCGAACGTGGCGGACGTCAGAATTTTCCTTGGCTTCGCTGCCGGGGAGATGGCTAGCAACGCGGACGGATACGCAACCTGGTTTGGCAAAATCAAAGGAATCACGACCGACGGAGGTGCGGAGAACTGGGACTACGGCGACATCTTGTATTGCGTGCCGGGTGTGTCCTCGACGCTTACCAACATTAAGCCGACCTCGGGCGACTATGTGACCGCTGCGGTTGTTATCAATGCAGGGAGTGGGACCAGCGGGAGCTTGTTTGTCAGGCCGACTTTTGAGACCGCATCGAGCGGGGCGGATCAATCACTGAACACGACCGACAGCCCGACCTTCCAGTCTCTCACTCTCAACAACGGGCTTAGTTCGTCCGAATTGCTAGTGTATGGCTCTGACGATGGCGCAGGAAATTTCACCCGCACGTCCTTCACTCATTCCGCAGGGGGCGACCTAACCATTGCCACCGAGGCCGGAGGAAGCGGGGCGGCGGGGGATATTATTTTAACACCGACAAGCGGAAGCAATGTTGGTATTGGGACAACCTCTCCAACTGCTAAAATTCATGTCGAAGATTTGTCGCTCAATGGCTCCGCTGGCGCATCCGGAATTGAAGCAAAATTTGAAACAACTTCAACCGGGGTCACCAATGTTTCTGGGTTAAGACTTTCCGTCGAACAAAAAGCAACTAGTGGTTTTCAAGCCAACTTCAACGGACTAGTTTCCCAAACGATTCTTGATTCATCAAATGTAACCACGAGCAATACAATTGGCTTAAAAGGCTCAACGTACATTAAAAAACCATTAAACGGGACAGGAGATAACTTTTACGGATTAGTCGGGGATTTTATTAATGGGCATTTCCCAATTTTAGATTCAGCGACGATTGCTGCGGTAGCTTCGACAATGACGTTTGATTTTAATCCGACATCAACAAATGCTAACACGAAGATCACAGGATTCTTTTCGTCGTTTCGCAATGTCCGAGCGGGTCAATTACCAATGTATTCGGGATTCTATTTTGAGAATCCGGATGGTGTAACAACTGGGTCAATCACTGATGTCTACGGTCTGTATCTTGAAGAACCAACAATCGGAACTTCCAGAAACTTCGGAGTTTACGCTGTGGGTGGCGATAACTATTTTGGCGGCAATGTCGGAATCGGGACAACAACACCTGCCCGCAAGCTCCATGTGTCGGACGCGATGAGACTGGAGCCGACGACCGCGCCCGCATCACCTGCCGCTGGTGATCTTTATTTTGATTCCTCGACAAACAAGCTTAGGTGCTACGATGGCACCGCCTGGAATGACCTCTTTTAGATATTGATATTATGCCAATACCCGCACCCGAACCAATCACGACCGACCCTGTTGAGGCTAAGACCTACCCGCACAGTTGGATTGCCAGCCTATCAGTCAATGTCCCATCGACCTCGAAAGGATCGCTGGCGATTAATCTCCTCCCGTGCGATGCCACGACCGGAGACATCGCGGATGGGAAACTTGTTGAGAGATTGCAAACCGGAGAGTTCTGGCAAATGATGGCCGAAGTCCCCGAAGCTGCCGCCGCCATGCATGCCGTCTTTGATGCCGTGCCAGCGATTCGTGCTTGGATTAAAACCAAAACCGAAAACCAAAACTCATGAACGCTCTAACATCATACATCCGCCACATTATCGTCACCGGGACGCTCGTCCTCTTTGACAAGCTACACCTTCCGGTCGACGGAGCAAAAGACGCTGCCGACGTCATCGCCCTTGCCATCGTCGGCACGCTCTCTTGGTGGTTTGTCAAATACGTTGCTCCCAAGATCAAGACGGCCAACATCCCGCTGTTTCTCCTTGGGCTGTTTTGGGCCGGGCTCGCCGTCTTCGGGCTGACCTCGTGCGGGGCGTCATTCTCAATCGCCGCGCCGCTTCCCGAAAAGCTCGGGGGAGGAACTGGAACCATCACCATCATCCCGGCAAAGTGAAGATCCTGATTGATCCAGGGCACGGCGGGGGGGACTCCGGCGCAGTCTCTGCGGATGGGCAGACGATGGAAAAAGACATCGTTTTGACCGTCTCAAGGCGCGTTGCCGAGCTTCTTCGACCTCATGGGGAAATCCACATGACCCGCGAAGACGACACCTTCGTCACGCTCTCAGGCCGCGCACGGAAGGCCAACAACCTCGGGGCTGACCTCCTTTCAATCCACTGTAACGCCGGGGGAGGAAGGGGGATCGAGGCTTTCACTTCGCCGGGCCAGACTGCCAGCGACCCGTGGGCGACTGCCATCCTCGACGAGCTTGAAACATGCTTCCCCGGTCGACCAATTCGCAAGGACTTGTCGGACGGTGACCCTGACAAGGAGGAACGCTTTACCGTGCTGACCAAGACCCGCAACAGCGCCGTCCTCGTCGAGCTGGGCTTTATCGACACCGAGCAGGGGCGCTTCTTCCTCACCGCACCGACCAACCAAGAGTGGATGGCGCAGGCCATTGCAAAGGCTACCCTGGGGCACTACGGGATCACCACCGGACAGCCTGCCCGGCGAGCCCTGACATTGGAAGAACGGGTGGCGAAGCTCGAAGCCAAGCTCGAATCCCTGACCGAAAGAATTTCATGAGTGACCAAATTCTCTACACCCTCGGGAGCGGTCTTGTCGGGGCCATTGCCATCCTTTGGCGCGTGGTCATCAAACGGGCCAACGATTGCGAGCGCAAGCACGAGAAGACATCGAGCGACCTTCTCAACGTCACAAAAGAGGTCGGTGAGCTAAAAGGCAAAATCTCTATCGCAGAAAGCCTTTCCCCGAAGCTCGACAAGATCCACGACGAAATCCGCAACCACATCACCAAATGAAACCAATCGGAACCGCTCTTCCTCCTCGCCGCGACCAACTCGTGCAGGCCCGTGATGTCACCACCCCGCAGCTGACGGAAGCCATCATCGCCCCGAAGGCACAAGACCGCCTCCTTGAGCTCATCGAGCGGGAACAGCTACCGGGGGACGTCCGCGACACTCTGGCCGGCGCTTTGAGTGGTGACCTTCGACGGCAGCAACTTCTCTTTCAGGCCATGCTCGACACTTGGCCACGTCTGCAAAAGAACCTGAAGGAGGTCATGCGCGAGGTCAAAAAGGCACCTTGGCAATTCCAGTCCTTCTCGGCTCGGGGCGAAGAGCCGACCGACACCGCCAACGACAAAACGGACTTCGCCGAGGATGCGTTTTGGGGCATGGCGCCCCGCCGGGCTTATGGCGAACTGGGAGCTTCCGGTCTGATCGAAGCTCTCGGCTTCGGTTACTTCGCCGGGCACCATGTCGTGGAGATCCGCTGGCAACGCACAGACAAGGGGCTGACCCCTCGGGCCGCAAAAAACGTCTCCCCTCGGTTCTATGGCTACCCGGCCAGCGACGAGGAGGAGGATCGGCTCATGTTTGACCCGGACGGGGGATTCCTTGGCTACCACTACGAGGATTTCCCGCCTCACCGATTTCTCCTCGCCATCAACACCGGGCACCCCGGTCATCCGTCAATCGCTGCCCCTCTCCGCGCCCTCACAGGCTACTGGCTCGCCGCGACCTTCGGGCTCAAGTGGTTGCTTCAATTCGCGCAGCTCTACGGTGTGCCATTCCGCTGGGCCACCTACGCCGACGAGACATCGAGGGCCAAGGTTTGCAACATGCTTGAGACAATCGGCTCGGCAGGCTGGGGAGCGTTTCCCGCTGGGACCAAGGTCGACTTCATCGACGCGAGCAAATCCGCCAAGGATGTCCCGCAGCGCGACCTCGTCGACCTGGCCGACAAGCAATGCGATATTTTCATCCTCGGGCAGACGCTCACCAGTGACGTGTCAGACTCCGGCAGCCGTGCCCTCGGGGATGTTCACCAGGATGTCCGCTCTGGCGTCATCGCTGGCGTGGCCGACTTCGTGGCCGACGTCATCAACGAACAGCTCATGCCGTCAATCATCGGGCTCAACTACGGCAACCGGGAAGAGCTGCCCACCATCGCCGCCGTCTTTGAGCAGGCCAAGGATGAGGCCGTGATGGCCGAGCGTGACCGGGTTCTTTTCGGACAAATGGGGCTTCCCGTCGAGAAGGGCTGGCTCTACGAGCGCCACGGCGTCCCGCAGCCTGACGGGGACTCCGAAGACATCTTCCAGCCGTCGCCGAATGGTGCACAAGGAGAGCTTGTGACCTCCGGAGAGCAACCGGAGCATGAAACAAAGGGGCGGTTGGAAGCTGCCGACAATCCCGGCGAGATGATGAGCACGATTGACCGACTCAGTGCGAACGTGCTGCAAGATTTGACCGGAGTGACGAAAGAATGGCTCGCCCCGGTCCGCCCCTACTTCGAACGGCTGGTCGCGCTGGCCATGTCGAAGAACGTGACCGACGAGGACTTCGCGGAGGCTCTGCTAAAGGCACAGAAAGAGCTGCCGGAGCTTTTCGACCGTCTCAACACCGAAGCTCTCGAAGAGTCACTTGGCCGCGCCATCGGGACGGCGATGCTCGTCGGAAGTGTGGAAAGGTACGAGTGATGCTCAAGGTTGAAGTCAAGGTCGACGACACGGCCAGTAAGTCCCTTCGCCGATTGCTTTCTGCATTGGATGGCGAGGGAATGGAATTGCTTAATGAGGCAGGGGGACGGGCTGCAAATACGGCAGCGATTGAATATCACGAGGATTACAACGACGCCAAACTCTGGCGCGGGAAACGATACATGACCGGACCCGCTAAAAAGCCCGGCGACTTCGGGCAGAACGTCGCTTTAGGGTGGAACTTTCGCACCGCAAACAAAGCGGGCGCGACTATCTCCAACGGTGCGCCTTATTATCGCTTTAAGGTGACTGGTGGCACGATCACACCAAAGCGAGCAAAAGCCCTCACAATCCCGCTGGTGCCCGGAGCAGCAGGACGGCGAGCCAAGGATTACGAATCAGCCACCGGAAACAGGCTTTTCAAGGTCAAGGGAAAGAAAGCCTTGTTTGAAAAGAATGGTGAGGGAGTGCGGCCAGTTTACGCATTGGTCGCCCGAGTCACGCAAGCCCCCTGGCCGAATGCGCTGCCAGAAACCGAAGACCTCGCCCTTGCCTTCGAGGATGCTTGGCTTGGCGGGCTGGAAGACCTACTGGAGGAAGTATGATCGAAGAACCTTTACCATTCGAGCAAGCAATCAAGTTCATCCTTGAGAAAGACGCTGTTCCAGAGAACGAATGGAGTGCCTTTGAATGGCGGGACAAAGCAAGGGAGGTCAGCTTGCGAGCATTCTTTTCTGCCAACGTCGAGAATGCCCGATTTCTTGACCGGGCGCAGGCCTTCCTCTTCGACACAATGGTCGACACTATCGAAGAAGTGGAAGATCCAGACGGGAACAAGAGCCTTGCTCTTCGCGGTGGTGACCGGGCAACATTTGTTCGCCGGATGCGTGAATTTATGATCCGCGAGGGCATGGTCAGCGGGGAAGAGGAGTTCTTCGAGGTCAACCAACGAGACGTGCGCGACATTCGTTCAGAAAGGCGACTCCGCCTCATCTACGACACCAACATGAGACAAGCCTACGGCTTCGGGCAGTGGAAGCAGGGGCAGAAAGAAAGCATCCTTCGCCGCTTCCCTGCTCAAAGGCTCGTGCGTGACCGGAGAGTTATGGAACCACGACCCCGGCACGCCGAGAGCGAAGGGGAAGTGCGTTTAAAGAGTGACGAGGCATATTGGGCGAACTACCAGAACGCCGAAGAGATCGGAGGCTTTGAGGTGCCGTGGCCACCGTTTGGTTTCCGCTCCGGAATGGGAGTGCGTGACGTCTCCCGAGAGGAAGCGCAAAAGCTCGGATTGAATGTCGACGTCGTAAAGCCTGACAAGGAAAAACAACTCAATACTGGGCTTGCCGCAAGCATCGAGAAGATGGAGCCAGCGATCAAAGATAAACTTGTCGATGAGATCAAGACGAGGCGTGACGAAATCAGAGAGCAACGGCTGAGGATTCGGCAAGACCGAAAGAAGCTCATGCTTGAAAGAGCCAAGAGCCAGCAAGCGGGGTGACCACCGGGGACCAATCGAAGGGCTGGCGAGCGCATGAGAGAACGCGCAGAGTCCCGTCATGCTCGTCACCGCTATTGACTCAGCACCCACCCAAGGCGACACCGCCGCAATCGTTTACATCCCGGAGGGAGTCCACACCATCCGCCCGACGGTCGACGGCAAACCACAGACCATCACGGTAAAGATGGAAGAAAGCCGGGGCGAGGAAATCGCTTCGTCTTTTCAGGCTCAGCTTGAGAAGATCCAAGCAGGGAATGTCCGTCCCTTCCTTGATTTCGACCACGCAGAAGGCCCGGCTTCGGGACTTCCAAAACGGTTTTTCTACGAGGCAGGCCGGGGGCTGATGCTTGAGGTCGAGTGGACCGGGAAAGGCCGCCAAGCCATCGAGGGCAAAGACTACTCCTACTTCTCGCCGACCTTCTTCAAAGCCGAAGACGACAGCCCAGCAGGCATCCCTGAGCGGGGACCATTGGGGAGTCTTGTCAACTCTCCCGCCTTTCGTGAAATTCCGCGCATCGCCGCATCTGAGGCGAGCAATCCAATCAAAACCACTCCCATGTCAAACCTGATCCTTGCCGCTCTCAACATCAACGCGGC